TCAGGAAGAATACAATCGGCAATAGTATGAGGACGGTATTTTTCAACCCACAACGCTTCATTCATAATATAACTCCTGATTGTTTATTCAGTCACTATTCTACGCCATTTTCCATTTGTCATCAAGTACATTTCACCATCAGGACCAACATTCATTGCGATCTTAACTTGCTTTTCTGTTCCAGGAATAAACTGTTTTTCATTTGTACAAATCGCATAAAAATCAGACTGGTTGTTATCACGCTTTGGTGCTTCTACACCATACCTTCCTGTGAATTGTAAACCTGAACCATTCTGCTCTACCATTTGTTTAATGGCTGCGGTCTTTTCATTATCAGGAAGAACAGCAGCAGCGGCTACAATACCACCACCAGCAACGCCACCAGCAAGACCAAGATACTTGAAAAAATTACGTCTTGTTGCCATACTTGTGCTCCCATATCGAATATGCTGCAACGAACAACACCAACATTACAGGTGGTGCTGATGCAGGAACCCAAAGAAAGAATGTATTTACAAGAGCGAATGCGGTGAATAAAAGAATAATAACCAATACTTTTAGATCATCTTTATGCATAATATAACTCCGAAGAGAACATGGGGTGGGGAAGGTGAACTCCCACGGCGAGCAGTCTGGCGGATAGTGCCGTCAATTTAGAGTATTGCACCCCAATATTCTTATTTAGCCACGTTTTCGTAAATGGTTTGGAAGTCACTCTGCTCGGCAACTTCTTCCTCATAATTACGTTTGTGGTAAACTTTCGCCAGTTTACGAGCCAACTTCTTGGGAATCTCACATTCGTCTTGCATCTTCTGGAGGATCTCTCGAATAAGATCTCGCTCAGCCTCGATGCGAGTCATAGAGTTGGAAATTTCTTGAAGGCATCCCAACACCTTTGCTTTATCAAGTGCCATAATTATTCTCCAAATGTCGAACTTGCGGCTTCGATTGCAATATAGTAAGTGATGTCGACAGTCTTATGCTTGAATCGAGCAAGACCTTTCTTAGCGATTGCAACATCATACGAACCTTCAAGCAACTTGAAGTTTTCGACCTTCATCACAACCTTGAATTCTTTACCATTCTCAACTGAGCCAATCTCAATCTTGGATTGATCAGCAGAGTCATCCTTCACGTCTGTAGCAATGAAGTGAATCGTGGAACCATCGCTCTCAAACACGAAGTTCGGAGAACCAGAGATACCAGCACTCTTGCGCATCCAATCAAGATCTTCTTGCGAAAGGCTGAATGAACAATCAGGCTCACCAAACGTGATTGCCTTCTCAGGTGGAGTCACGATAACTTTCGGCGAACAATACTTGATGTAATCGGACTTCTTGTTTGCACTGATATTGAGTTTGTCATCATCAAACGACAACTCAGCATCCTTATACAAAGAGACTTTTGCCAAGAGTTTATTCAAATCATAAAGAGCGAACTCTTTCGGAAAACTCTCACCAACAGTTGCTTCAACGAAGATTGTCTTGAGTGGAGAAATGGTTTTCAAAGTATTGCCAGACTTGAATTGCAAACTTTGATTAATGCCTGAAAAGTTTTTCAGGACTTGCACAGTATCATCAGAAAGTTTCATAATTAACGACCTCATTTGCTTCAACACGATTATTATATAACGAATCAACCAACTTGTCAACCCTCACGGTCAACTCATCAAGAGAACAATTGTTATCCATCACAATATCATAATGCGATCCGACCCAAGCCCATTCAGAATAATGAACTTCTGGATATGCATTGCGCATTATCTGCTGCTGATTATTGTAATTGCATTCTCGAGCAAGACTATACCACTCAGGATCATCACCACGACGAACGCGAATAATTTTACCGCCAGACTTTACAATTGCATCAATTTCGTTTGGGAAACGAACATCAGCAATTACATAATTATTCCATGGTGCTTGTTCGCATCGACGCATTACAGTATGAACCCAGAGGTCAGGGTGAAATACATCACGACCTGCCTCTGTGCCCATTAGCTGGAGTGCTAATCTTGGTGAAAACTCACGACCGAGTTTTTCTGACCACCATACGTCTGGTTGTTCGCGCCATGCTCTAGATTCTGGAGTGTCACCTTCAAGCATGGAACGATTCCAACCGAAGATAGTAGCACAGGCGTCTTTGACGCTATTTGCATAACTCTCTTTGAAGAAATCATGACGCTCAACCAAGAGATCTGCAACTGTGCCTTTACCTGCTCCAATAAAGCCAACTAAACCAATAATCATAATATTTTATAGTGATTTTTTATATCAAAATAATTAAAATTAATTACACATCTAAATTTAGAGTTTGTTGTAGTTGTTGCCCCATGTTTTAAATTAGAATCAAATATGACAATTCTATTTTCCACAGGTTCAATTTCTTTACCATTCTTGAAAATAGTTTTACCATTATTTGTATTAATATAATACACAGCATTCATCGCATCAACACAATCAAAATGAAATAGAGGCTTATGAGGGGTCTCAGTTTTAAGTGACATGTTTACTTTTGCTCTCGCAATAGCAAACACATCCAACCTTTCAAAAAAACAATCAATCAACGGCGAATATTCGCTTGCTGATCTTCCTCTATCATAAAGAATATGACTAAAGTGACAATTGTTTATTTTCTCAGAAACCTCTACTTCATCATCATTCAAAATATTATTCATGTACCAAGGAAAACTTTCTGACAAAATTCTTTCTCGTATAAACTCAAATTCCCTTCTGTCAAGAAAATCATCAATGACATTGAATGTCATATTAGAAATCGATTTACTCAATTAGAGTGTTCCAACAAAGTTTGCAATTGCTGGCATATCACCAGTAAATGCATATGTTCCAATATGATGCGTCTTCATCCATGGGCAGAGCCAAATCTTACCACCAAGATGTCTCCACCACTGACAGAACATATAGTCTTCAGAGAGATAACGATCTGATCCACCAACTTCTTTCGAAACACCATCCATCATAACGGTACGCTTACGATCGATAACAGTATCGAAATAAGCATGGATATAACGTTGACCGTCAAAGTTTGCTTGACCAACATGGTCAGGGCGATAACTAAACTCTGGATATGCATCTTTAAACTTATCAAACACTTCACGCTTGACCATCATGAAGCCAGTACCAATCTCAAGAACTTCGATTGGCTCAGCAACAGAGAATTTCTCTGTGCCTGGTGCTGGATTGAAGACGAAATCACCAGCAAGTTTTTCCATTTCAGCAGGTGTAATTTCAGGATGACGCTTTACGCCTTCTTTAATTGACGCCCACTTGATTGATTTTTTCGGATATGGTCCACCGATAACATCTTTGTCAAGAGCAAGAAGTGCAATCACATCACGTGGATCGAAATGAATATCAGCGTCGATAAAGAGCAAATGAGTGAAGCCTTCCGCGCGAAGGAACTCATCGACGAGATAATTGCGAGCGCGAGTAATGAGAGATTCATTGAAGATGAAAGAAAAACGAACTTCAATGCCATACTGCGAACATACAGACTGCAAATCAAGGCATGACTTCACATACATTCCGTGAGACATACCACCATACATCGGAGTTGCCACAAAGAGTTTGTTCTTGCGCAAATCCTCAACCTTAACTTCCAATTGCATAATTATTCACTCCAGTTGTAAAATTTTCTAATATTGTCAATAATCTTAGACTGATCATCGAGATTTTCGTTGACCATTGTCTCTATATAGTCCATGAGAGTCAGCGACCCCATGATGTTAGAGATTTTAGTCTTACGAGAATTTTTGAATTTGTCATCTTGATCATCTTTGCGATCAATGTGACGTTGATCAAGAGTGCTATCCTTTACTGTAAGAATTAGAATCTTGAAATCATTTGGGAATAGTTCAGAAAGACGATCAAGCATCTTACCATTGAACAAACGATCACCTTCGAAGATCACATTCACACTGTGACCATCTGCATTTGATTCATATGCAAGGTTACTGAAGAATGCAGTAGCATCTGGTTGAACTGCCATTGATAAGCGATCAGTTCCCTGAAATACATTACCGTCGTTCACATACTTGCCAAGAATGTACAGATTCAATTTCTTAGAATACATCGCATCAAGAAGTTTCTCTGGTTTGACTGTTTGCCAGTCATCAGCCATTGAAATCAACTTGAACATCAGAGTAGTTTTGCCAGTTGCTGGCTCACCACCCATTGCAATCACTCTTACCATAAAGCCTCCAGACCTTGCTTCACTTCTTCCTCATCTTGGAACATCCAATTGAGTCTTTCTATTTTACCTGTTCTCAAGAAATAAGTAAACTTTTCTTTGTTGATTGTATTTCTTGGCGCAAGTCTTGGATCAAGTGTTTCGTTTCTTGCTTGCCACAAAACATTCCATTCAATACCAGTCCATCCATCGCCTTCTGCTTGAGTGATTTCTTCAGATTGGCGATCAAGATAGTAACCAAGATAACGCCCATGATGCTCACGAAAGATTTTCTTGAATGAACATAAACAAGTTTCCATTGTAAAGAAATCTATCTGACTGCTCAGTTGAGGGAATCGAGATCTGGTTTCCTCAAGAATCTCTTTGGCATGGCTTTCAAGGTCTGCGCATTCAGATACAGTGAGTTTCGCATCATACTTGTCGTCTTGCCCGAGGGCGAGATGCAAACCATTACGATGAGAGCGAGAGCCTGCAAAATCGTCAAGCATGAGGCTGTCAGGTACACAGTTAATGCCAGCAGTATGAACAAGATGCTGAAGATAAAACCAAGTGGAATAGCGACCAAATTTGTGAAGAGAAGTTTTAAGATTATTCCAAAGATTGTGGAAAGATTGCGTTTCGTTGTCGCCATAATAATTTTCTAGAACCTCGCGTTGAGTTTTCTTGCCAATAAATTTTTGGTAAGATGCGAACATGGCTGGCAAGTGACCTTTGTTCCACTTTGTATCAACTTGATAACGTAGTCGTTTGTAGTTCTGGCTGTTCCACCATTCAATGCGATCTACAGTGGCGAGTTCATAGTCTGGGAATTCATTTTTCAGAACCCATGCAGTTGGCAACTGATATGTGTTACCATAAAGCCATGCAAACCACAGACGTTCCTCGTCATTGTGTTCATATCGTTTATGAAGATAGTTGGTCATCCATACTGCTGGATCGCAGTCACCAAACTGCATTGACCATGCATACCAACGAATGAATTGCTCACGACGCTGCAAAGACTTCGACACAACCACCTTTACCTTTTTTGTATACTGCTGCATGTATCACAGGATCTGAAAGATCATAGATACCGTCAGCAAAATTCTTTCCATTAATCTTGAACATACTCAGAGAGCATCCGCTTTTCTGTTTTCCCAAAAATTTGAATCCCATAGATTCATAGAAAACAACAGCATCAGGCTCGGCTGAAACGCGATAGTAACTGGTGCCAAGACCTTGCGCTCGATCAAGAGAATCTTGAGTGAGTAATCTAGCAACACCTTTACGTCTATGTTTAGCAAACGTATGAAGCAATTGTAGATTGAAAACATATGGAGTTTTCTTCGAGCGAGTAGTGATGATCGCGCCAGCCAACTCTCCGCCGTCCCAACATCCAATACAATACTGCCATTGTTCTTGCATATCTGCTTTCGCCACAAAAGTCTTGGCGAAAGAGTCTGCTTTGTTCTCAGTTATATGCGCGACGAATTCATCGCGGCTTGTATCACGCAGCCTCATGGAACTCGCGTTTCTTTTCTCCACGCTCCTTTGGATATTTGGTTTGCACCCAACCAAGATATTCATTGATGTTCCAGATAAATGGAGGAAATCTGTAAGAATCCGAAGCGAGAATTTCCTTCACTGAGGGACCCTGGTTAAGCGCAGCATCGATGAACTTTTCCACGAATCGAAACTGAGATTCAATTTCTTTTCTGTCAGTTGTAGAACGGAAGCAGCGGAACTCAATCGTACCAGTATGCTTCATGCAGTAAGTATTAATTGCATAGCGGAATGGTCGACCCATTGATACACCGTCTTTACCAGCAGCATGCAATTTAATAAAATGATTGAAGTCTGTGGCAAGATTGATAATGTTATCGCACATATAATCTGGCATTGGGCGACCACCATCATACTTCAAATACATCTTGGCACCTTCGCAAGACTTCATATCTTTAGTTTCATAGAAACCATAACATGCATCAATAGTGTCTTGTTGATTGTCTTTGATATAAGCAACCAGACGCTTGAGTCCTTCAATGTCGTCTTTTAATCCTGGAACAAAGACATGAATGTGTCCATGATTCACGCAAGAGGCTGATGGATTGTTACCATATTCTAGAAACATTTCTTTCAAACGCATGATGCGATCAACTTGCTCATTCCAAGTTTTGGTTGGCATCATATTGACTTCACCGCCGAATGGTGGTTCTTTACCGAGTGGATCGCAAGCACGATATTGATATGGTGCGTGGACATTTACAATATCCGTCTCAGCATATTCCCATTTACCCAAAGTCGGTGGGATATCCATACGACGATCAATATCACCCCATTCGATTTCGGCACCATATGTAAACGTTGATTTATCGTACATGCTGTAAATCCTTTGCATCATCAATCATAACAAAATTTTTCTGAAAGATACCTTTGCCGATTGTAGTGTAACAATTCATACCAATCTCAATAGGATGTTTGAGGTCAGCACGAACAGCAATATCTTTCGTTGAAGTAATTATACCGCCATTTGGCAAAGAAGTAAAGTAAATTGGACGCTTGCCGTTACGATAGAAACGCAACTTCTTTTCTTTGTATAACTCAACCACAGCCATTGAAGCATTGGAAAATTCTACAAGCGGAGACTTCTTTGCTTCAAGAGTATGAACAATCAACTCACTGTCGTTTCTTGTTTTGCATTTGTAACCATAGAGACGTTCCCAGTTCTCTGGCATCTCTTGAGTGATTACGCCATTATGTACAATGGAAATATTTTCGTTCCACAGCGGCTGATTGAATTCAAGATCAGAAGTAGAATATCGGCAATGACCAATTAGATATAGATTGCCATCTTCGTTGACACAGTTTTTTAAATCTAATGATTCTAAGAACAAAGTTGCTGGTTTAGAATCAATGACTGTTTTGATTTCACCATCACGAACCCAAGAAACACCAGTTGCGTGTAATCCGCGAATACCAGACTCGCGGAAAACATCAGCAAGCATAATTAAATCACGAGAACTTGGGTTCTCAATATAAGCACCAATGATTGCGCACATATTAACCGAACATATCTTCTAAAGTTGATTCTTTTTTGTATGCTTCTGGATGATATTTCTCAACCATTTCCCTTCCACCAACTCTTTCCAGATAGTCATACCATTCTTTTTCTGACCACATTCCTTCTGAAATACCATTCCAAAGTCGTCGCTGAAGCGGATGTTCTTTGTTTTTTCTACGCTGCTCAACATAATTAAATCGATGATCTTCATACTCTTTGCTCCCAAGTTCGAGCATCTTTTCACGCAGATAACAAACAAGGCTTACACGCTCTGCAGTTTCGTCTAACAATTCAATAGGTGTATTGCCATGAATATACTCGTGATTGTTCACAAGTAGCAAATCTCCTGGACGGACATTAACTGCTACTCTGACTTCAGGTAGAACCAAATAACCGCCAGAATAGTTGCCATTATTGGAAAGAACCAAGAGATTAGAGAGTCCACTAGTAAAGTCTCCTGCATCGCGGTGCGCTGCTGTTCGAAACGTCTTGTTCACTGTAATTGTAGTGAAGACAGTTCCAGGAACAAGAAATGCTGGATCAATCTTATCGGCTGCGGCACGTTGTGCTGAGTGACGTTGAGGCAGTAACTCAGCAAAACCACGATCAAGTGTTTGTAAGAATGGAAATGACAACTTGAATTTGTCATATGAGTTTTGTGTATATGCTGTTGCGCGACCATATGGAATACGAGGATACCGATCGAACCAACCAGCAATGCCAGACAATACTACATTCGCATAGGTTGTGTCTGAAATATAAGTTTCTTCAACGCCACGTGATTCTTCTTTGCGCTCTTTGACAGACATATTTGAGACTTTGTTGAGCCACTTGTCAAAATCAAATTCATCTTCTTTGACTTTTGCACTCAACCAGACAAGACCACGAGATGATTCTGCGTTCTCATACTTGACGCGAATAGATTCAATTTCTTCTTTGATGTTGACAGGTATGACAGAATTCTCTGGCTGCTTCTTGAAGAAGTCAAGAACATGCAATTGAAACTCAGTTACCCACTCACGACCACCACACTTCTCACCCTTTGGTCCCGCAGCAAGTCCACGATTTTGAGTTGGTGTAGCAGCCTCACGCAAACCAGCATAAGCATCATCTTGCTCTTGTTTGCTGAAATAGTTTTTACGAAACTTGAATGCGATGTTATCTTCATGCTCGCTGCCAAGATAACAATCTGTGTCTTCATTGATCACAATGTCAAAATGAGATTCGTCTAGGAATTGTCCTAGCAAATGTTCGCAATCAATTTTTGAATTTGCAATAATTACTTTGGTCATAACTTTCTCCTGCTCATGATATTATATATCCAGCAAGGCGCAATGTCAACATTAGTATTTTCCGAAAGCCAAATGAAACTGTGGGGGCATTGCACCCCCACAGAATGTTATCACATTTTTAGAATTGGCTG